AATATTTATATGCTATTAAAAGAGCTCTGCCAGCACCCTCGAAATCCTATTGTGAGAAACAACTTCAAGAATTTGAAGAACGGGTCAATATACCAGATGAAACATTATATGAAAAATATGTATTATCTGATCCGGTGAGGTATCAGTTACCTCTTAAACTGACCTTCTTGAAGAATGTTAAGAGAAAATTTCCAAAATTAGTTGGAAATAGTGCAAGTTTTGAAAATACGAGAAAACAGGGTGGTTATACTACATCAATAAAAACCACTATGGACAACGCCTCTGATAGATATTTGAAATTATTAAAGAAAATTCAAAGAGGTCCTTTGTTAGGAAAATGTATGTCCATGGTTAAAATCCCTGTCGACTCGCTTATCAAGAAGTACCATTCTCGGTTCCCAAGCCCACAACCGTATAAATCAAAGGTTGTCGTGTTGCCGGAGCCAGGCTTTAAATGTCGAATAGTATTATGTTTACCGTCAGAATTAATATATAAAGAATCTATCATTGGTAATACAATGATGGGTCTGTTTAAGAAAAACATAGTACTGAGAATGTCCATTGATAAGTCCAAGTTTATACCTTTACCTAATAAGGTAAAATGTCATTATCCAAGCGAATATTTAGGGTCTCGTAGGAGAAGTAGAAGGATCGATCTTACTCGGTTCTTATACATCTCGTCGGACCTCTCTGATGCTACTGATCATATGGATCGTATATCTATTAATCGTATCAGAGATGCTTTAGGATTTGACAGTATTCCCCAAATTTATTGTAATACAAAAGAAATGAAATTATTCAATAAGGGGTACCCGATGGGTACGGGATCAACTTGGTGTATTTTGAATTACTTGCACTATTGTGTATGTACATATGTTGAAAAGAAGATTTTTGGAAGGATTTGTAATCTTTTCCGAATTTGTGGTGACGATTTTTGTGCTTTATGGCCTGAAAGAGCTTGTAGGCTCTATATTTATACTATTCGTCTCTTCTTTGTCCTTAAGGCAGAGAAGATTGTTATCAATAAACAATACTACCAATTCTGTGAAAAGACATATGCAGGTTGTAATGAAGTTCGTTCTGTAAAATATAAAACATTTATGAGACCACTCATTACAGGAGTAAATTTTAACCTCCCTGCAGCTCCGTTTTTCTGTTGGAGCGGTATCGGTTTGACTTATACTGAATTTACATTAGCTCGTAGATACCTATATCCAAAATCCCTTTGTCGTTTTAAATCTCTTGCATACCTCCCCGTTCAATTAGGGGGTCTTGGCTGGCCTGCACCGAAGCGG